CCTATGGTAGAAATGCAAGGAATAATGTTTAGAACAACAGAAGCAATATGGTCAAATCACAAAACTAATTATGATGCACAACAGCAAACCTTACAGTTTTGAAAAATTAGCACAAATGGTTAAAATGAAAAATTCCACAACTTGACCTTAAACCATCACTTGCGGCCGCAATAGAACGGCTGAAAACTGCGCTGCCATGTATAGGTTTAAATTCAAAGACAGGGCATCCCTTTTAGATTGGTGCAAAGAAAATCTGACCCGTGATGAGAAACGATTTATCGGAAAAACTAAAAATGGGAATGGTTTTAAATTCAATAAGGCTCCAATCCCTATTTACGCTTTTCATGCTGATGGTCAGTTTATTTGCCGCTTTGATTCAATGTTGGCACTGGAAAAGGAAATGGGAATTACTCGGACAGCAATCAGGTATTGTATTCGCAGAAATTCAATTTATGGAAATAAATTCTATTTCTCGACAAAGCAAGAGTTTGCCCCGACGCCGCTTAAACGTGAAAACGTAGGAAACAAAAAAAAGGTTTTTGTTTTTAACATCGAAGGGCTGCCGGTCATGGAGCACGAATCGGTTATTGCCGCAGCTGCGTGGCTGTCAATACCAACGCATAGTGTTTACTCGGCTATTGAACGTAAAAGCTTAGTAAAGGGGCATTATTATTTTTCTTATCAACAAGACTTTAATCTGCCAAAATCAAGAAAATATAATCGCAATCCATTGTTGAGAAAATCCACTATTGGGCTCCAATATGAAGATTAAACTTGACCTAAAACCCGCACTGACGGCCGCAATGGAGCGGCTGAAAACTGCGCTGCAAGAAAGATTGCAGGAGCAGGGGCACCGGCTTACCGGCAGCCTGGAAAAGTCGTTGCAGTACGAGGTGAAGCCCGCCCCGGATGGATACACGGCTGTAATGACCTCGGCAGAGTACGGTATTTATGTTGAGTTCGGCGTTCGTGCTGCCCGTATTCCGTATGGCGGCAGGACGGGCCGGGGCGGAAAGTCAAAGTACATAGAGGGACTGATCCGGTACTTTCAACTGCGCGGCCTGCCACAACGAGAAGCGCAGCGCGCCGCGTTTGCGACGGCCAACGTACACCGGCGCGAAGGGATGCCCACGCGGGCGTCTTATCGTTTCAGCCGAAACGGGGAAAGAACCGGATTTGTGCGGTCCGTCCTTACTGAAAACTTGGATGAAATAGCCGGCATAATTGCCGAACGTGCCGGCGCCCAAATAACTATCAACCTGGCAGACGTAATTCGCCTTGCCAAATTCACAGTACCGGTATAAAGCGAACGGGCCAACTACCAATGAGCAGAATACTTTTCGAGATAGTTGCCGATCAGACAAACATCGGCGTTACACTGGAAGAACTTCGCGCCCGTGTGAAGCAACTGAATAAGGAAATTTCACAGGGCAACAATGGCGCACAACGCACACGGGAGTTGCGGGAGGAGCTTGTCAAGGCAAAATCCGAAACGGCGCGCCTGACCGATGAGCAGCGTAAACTGAACCGGGAGTTCAAGGCAACGCAGGTCCCAAAGGACAGCCTTGCCGGCCTTCGCCTGGAATACGCCCGGCTTACGGAGCAACTTTCGCGCCTTTCAAAGGCGGAACGCGAAAGCAAAATCGGGCAGGGCCTTATCAGCAACGCCGCCGGGATAAAGCAGCAGATTGATCAGATAGAGCAGTCGGTTGGCCGCTTTACCGGCAATGTTGGCAATTACCGGTCCGCTCTGCTTTCTGTGGGCGATCTGCTTACCGGAGGCTTGGTTACTGGCGGGGTGATTGTGGGGATTGAAAAATTGGCTGAGGTAATGAAAATAGGTACTGCGCAGGCGTTGGCATATGAACAGGCTCTTGATGACCTTTCCGCCCTTACCGGCCTTACCGGGAAAGACCTCGCCGGCCTGGAAGAAGTGGCAAAAGGCCTTCAAACCATTAATATCAATGGCGTAGAGGTAATTAGTACCGGCCCGGAAATCTTAAACGCATTGAAACTTGTGGGCGGCGCGCAGCCGGAACTACTGAAAAACGCGGACGCCCTTGGAGAAGTAACCAAGCAGGCAATCATATTGTCAAAAGCCAGCGGCGACGGGCTGGAGCCGTCCGTTGTTGCGCTTACAACCGTATTAGGGCAGTTTAAGGCCGGCGCTTCGGAATCTGCGCGCATCATCAATGAGCTTGCAGCCGGAGCCAAGGAAGGCGCGTCTGAAATCCCTGATACTACAGAGGCTCTGCAAAAGTTCGGCGCGGTAGCAAAAATCGCCAATGTTAGTACCGGGGAATCAATTGCCTTGATTGAACTTTTGGCCGACCGACAATTGAAAGGCGCCGAAGCTGGTACGCAGCTGCGCAGCGTATTGACGAAACTTGCCGGCGCCGACGTATTGCCAAAATCAGCACAAGAGCAGTTTAAGCGCCTAAACATTGATGTAAACGTGCTTAAGGACTCTACGCTTCCGTTGGAGGTAAGATTACGTGAACTTGGAAAGGCAAACGGAGATATTGCCGCATTGACAAAAATATTCGGACTGGAAACCCTGCAAGCCGCAACAATCATTACAAGCGGCATTCCTAAGTACCAAGAATTGACACAATCAATTCAGGGTACCAGTGAAGCAACAAAGCAGGCCGGCATACGCGCCGACAACACAAATACCTCATTCGAAAATCTGAAAAACAAAGGACTCAACCAGTTACAGGACGCCTTTTTAAAAGGCACGCCCGTAACTCGTGGCCTGGCGGATGCCCTTTCGGTGTTGATTGATCGTGTTAATTTGGTACAGGGCGCCTTTAATGTTGCTATTGGTCCTATTACAACCGTTATTGACGGCATTACGGATTCATGGGAACGCCTTACGTCACTTTTCGGGTCGTCCGACACTGGCGCAGCGGACGGGGTTGAGCGTGCAAAAATTCAATTCAGTGGACTTGGAGACGTTATCGACGAAACAACATTAGGCGCGGACGCCTTGACAAAAAACATTGTTGACGGAAGCCGCAAAAGGCAAGACGCCCTTGATGCGGAGGTTGAAAAGACAAAGATTCTTGGTGATACATCGGAATCGTCAGGCAAAAAAACAAAAGAATCTATTTACGCAGCGGCGGGTAGTGTAGAGGCCCTGCAAAAAGAGGTGCAGAAGCTTCAAGATCAGTTGAACCGAACAGCGCCAACAGACAAGGGATTTGCGCTACTTGTAGCGCAGCTGGACGCGGCGCAGGCGGCTCTTAAAAGCGTTCAGGCTGAAATTGATCGGGTAAGAACCGCCGGCCGTGTAAAAATTGCGGCCAGATTCGCGCCAGGAGCGGACACCACACAGGCCCCTGACCTTGGGACTCCATCTGATTTTGCTTCGGACGAAAAGGCAGCCGCTGACCGCCGCCGACAGGAGGCAGAAAAAGCGCGTGAAGCGGAACTTGCCGATCAGCAGGAGTATCAGGATCGCCTTTTTCAGATCAACAAAGAGGCGGCCGAAAAAGAGCAGGCGTTGCGCAAAGAAGCGCAGGAAAATGAGGCAAAAGACAATGAGGAACGAAAGCAGCGGAACCTTGACATTGCCCTGGAAACCGGCGCGGCAGTGGCAAACGCAATTTTTGAAGTAGAACGCAACCGCCTTGATCGTCAAACGTCACAGGCGCTTACTGCGCTGGACGAGGAGTATAAACGGCGGATTGAACTTGCAACTGGCAATGCCGCGCTGCAAGAAAAACTGCAAAAAGAGCAGGAGAAAAAGCGCCTGCAAATCGAAAAGGCAGCAGCCAAAGAACGGCAGAACATTGCCATTAAGCAGGCGTTGATTCAGGGCGCGTTGAACGCGCTGAAAGCCTACTTCACCGAAGGCATAGCTGGGGCAATTGAAGCGGCGGCCCTTACGCTACTGCAAGTCGCAACAATTAAGTCACAGAGTTTTGCCCGTGGCGGTGTGGTGAAGATGGGTATTTTCAAGGGCAAGCCGCACAGCCATGGCGGAACAAAAGGCGTATTCAGCGACGGCACACACGTAGAGGTTGAAAAGGATGAGGCGTTTGTGGTTGTAAATAAGCGCAACGCGCCCATGCTTCGCCACCTTTCCAACGTAAACGCGGCCGGCGGACACGGCACGCAATTTTTTGCAGGCGGCGGCGCCATTGATTTTACGCCGCAAATAGCCCTGCCCCGCGCTTCCGGAACCGCCGTACAGGTACAGGCGGAAGCCGGCTTTTCAGAAGAACAAACTATGGCGCTTGGCAAAACTATCGGCGTACTTGTAGCGCGTGAAGTAGCCAACCAGATACAGCCGGCCCTTGCAAACGGCCTTAATGATGCCAACCGACGGACGGAAAGAGAAAAAGCCCTGAAAACCAATCAAACCGTATAGCCATGATCGAAATAACAAGCGAGCCGCGCAGTACAGCCAACCCGGGCTCAGGCCCACACGCACAGCCTTTACCGCTATCTGATTGCCTGCAATGGTGTATGCAGCCGGACGCCGCCGACGGAATCAGTACACTGGGCAGCCAAGCAACGGTTGTGATCACATGGCCGGCAACGCCAACCGTGCCGGCCAACGGTACTACATTCACTATATGGGGATATACCTTTACGGTGAATAATGCGCAGGCGTTCACGTCAATGTCGTTTCAGGTAACAACATCCGGAATGACAACGGCCCGTAACATGGTCAATATGCTGAACGCAAACCTGTTTTTCCGCCGGGCTGCTCGCATAATCGTTTCAGGGGCCACAAGCCGGGAGGTACAAATAACCTGGTCAGACTGCCGTGAACAGCAGTCTTTCGGAGACGATGCAATGAATATGGACGCGCTTATTGCCGCCGGCGCTTCAAAGGTGGTTACAAACGGCGTAAGCCCTGAGTACGTAGCGGGCTATCGCCTTATTTTCCGGCTACTGAAATACAGCACGCCAGCGCAGGATTTTGTACCGGTAACGCAATTTGAGGGCATTGACCCAAATAAAGGCTGCTCGACAATAGAAGAAACCTGCATTAACCTGATGCGCGACGCTGCCGGCATGGTTTATACGCCCATGCCAGACCTGGTTAATGACGGGGAGCCCGATCAGCTAGTTGATTCCATTTTGGGGCGGTTTAAGCTTGAATACGGCTGGACGTACCGCGACAATAACTGCCAGCCGAAAAGCGGAACGATTAAACAAACCGACGAGGTTTTGGTGTGGAATGCCGCATTTGAACCAAAGGAGGTGTACGGCGTGCGCAGGTACTGGACCGGAGCCGATGATGGATTTCCGCCCGGGCAATATGTGCCTGATTTTTTGACCACACAGCCGAAAATGCTTTCGGTTTGTACTGATTCGTATTCGTGGCTTTGGCTGCTTAACTCATTTACGGATGAGTACGAAGATATTGGCAGTGTGGTGCTGCGAATATCTGTTTACAAGAAAGGCACACCGGGCGTTTTTGACATCCTGGAGTTTGTTTACCCGCCTGTACTGTGGTATCAGCCCTATATCTTTAACGTGTCTGTCGGGCGGGTTCTGGACAACGTAGTGGGCGTAACGGCCGAAACCCTGGACCGGTATGAAGTGCAGGCGGTCCTGCTTGATTCCGGAGACAATGTACTGGCCAATGCGTCAGAATACCTCGCTTATGTTGTGGCGCCGTCCTGCTGTGAAGAAAGCACAGACGTATATTTCCTGACGCCTGCCGGCGGGATAGGCACCATGCTCGTGCGCATTGACGAAACGGAGGCTGTACAGGAAGGCCGCGAAATCCTTACGGACGTGCCCTGCAACACGGCCGGGGACTATCACTCCGTCAGGGCGAAATACGGCGGACGAAGCCTGTCGCAGATAACAGCCTACGAGCGCGTCACAATTTCAGCAACAGAGACGGCAACGGACGAATATGTTCAATATTTCAAACACTTCAAAATGTCGCCGCAACGCTGGCTCCGTGTCACGTCTGCCGACGGCGCACACATGGCGTACAAGTTTTTGCCGGAGCCGGGCGGGGTGCAGATATTCCGCGCCGGGGAAAACGTTGTCCTGCGCGCAACTGGCAGGCTGATTGACTTGATCGTTCAACAACCCAACGAAGTAGATTTATGAGCTGCACCCGGATAATTGTCTATAACCTTCCGGAAGAAGCCCGGAACCGTCTGGGGAGTATTTCCGAAGCGGCCCTGGACGTGTACCCGGATTTTTCTATCCGGCAAAGCAAGCAGTCCGAAGAATTAAATTCGGAGGGCAAAATAGTTCTTGAAGGCGCCGAACGTTTTTCCGTGCCGGGGACATACGTCAACGACGCCATACTGACCAAATACCATACGCCGCTTACCCTGGACAACCGGCAAATTTACATGGACTGCCGCGTGTACGTCGGGAACACGGAGGCTCACCTTACACGGCTGTACGTCATCGCAAAAAACGCCGTGCCGGGCGGATATGAGTGGGAGTTGGAATTGAGAAGGCCGGCGGACCATTGGGCGGAACTCGGGCAGGCGTTGACAATCGATCAGATCGATTACGGCATGTTTACGCTCACGGCCGAAAATCTGATTGCAAACTGGGACGCGCCGACCTATGCCGGGGATTACACGCCGACGGGAGACACGCCGACTTATTGGGCGCTGCTGGACTTCGGCGGATGGGTAGATCAGACGGAAAAGGATCAGTTTACTTTCCGTCCGATGAAAGCCGTACTGCCGGAGGATTTTCGGCCGTTGATAAACCTTGTTTATCTGCTAAAACGCGGGGCCTGTCAAATCGGCTGGACCCTGGACGGCGTAATCCTGGACACGGCCTTTTGGCGTTCCGTTTCAGTGTATATTCTGAATAGCGAATACTGGAAAGCAGCGGACGCCCCGCAAATAAGCGGCGTTTCGCCTGTTGATCAATTTGTTATTCCTGAATTTCATTTTGCAATTGTAAGCCCTGCCCTTGACATAACAGACCCTGATATGGAAATAGCGGCAAGTGGACCTATGTTTTTTGCCGGGTGCCAGAATAAAATCAACGGCGCGGCATGGTATTGCTTTCGGCTTTTCGGGAAAATGCGGAACAATCAGGCAACAGACCTGAACGTGCTTTTTGATGTGGGAGAGGTTGACCCGCCGAACGTGCTGCTTTCCGGTGAGGTTCTTTCCACGGAGGATTTTGTCGTGACCCTTCCGGCAAGTTCCACAACTGACGTTGTTGTGGACATAAAGGTTTTGCTGCAACCTGGACAAAAGGCCGCGTTATTTGCCCGCACCTCTGACGCAACGGCGGACCCGGACCTGCTGGCAGGCTTCCGCTTTGTTATTCAGCCCTGCAACGAATCCTTTGTGCACGGGCAGGAAATTGAAATTGCCCGCGCTGTGCGCAGCGATATGACTTGGATGGACTGGATGAAGATTTTCCTGTCCCTCACCAACGGGAAAACCGAAACGGACTGGAACACCAAAACCATTACAGTACACCCAAACAAACGCACAGACATAGGCGGCGAAATAGTGCCCGGCTTTCTCCGGGAGGAAAACACAAGCGTTGACATTTCCGCGCTGGTACTGGCGGACAGCGTAAAGTCGCGCCCTATACGCCCAAATCTGAAACGATACACGCGCCTGCAATTTGCGGACAGCTCGGACGCGTATATTGAAAGCCTGGGATTGACGGAGCCGCCGTATAGCCGGAAAATCATCAATGGCGAGGACCTGCCGGACGAAATTGAGGAAATCGCAGTACAATACCTGGAACCTACAATGGAGGGAGGGACCGTCGGGCTGCGCACGCCGAAAAGCCTGGAATCACTGGACAAGTTTGCCCCATCACCGTACATTCCGCGCCTGTGGGACAACCGAAACGACGACGGCAGCACAAACCGGTCTTTTGACATCGAGCCGCGCATATTCTACAATTACGGACTTATCCGACAGATAAACCCGGAGCCGGGGACGCTCATAAATGCGGACGTGTACGCCGGTTTTTACTTTGACGGGCAGGACGGCGCGGATATTCGGTACTACTTCGGGTATGCCTCACAGCTTCGCACCTGGGAAATAGACCCGGCGCCGGCGGTTGACGGGAATCTGGTTTTTGGAAACGCAGAAAACGACCTGTTTGTATCTTACTACCTGTCGGCAATCCAAAATCGCCGGGGCGGAATGATGCTAGACGCGCTGCTGAAAATGCGCCCTGACGATTACAGCCGTTTTGACTTCCGCGACCTTTTTTCTTTCCGGTACGAAGGGCGCCCGCTTCGTGTTCCAATGCGGGAGATCAGAGACTTTGCCGGCTGCGAAGGAACCCCGACGCCCGTTGTATTTCTTGCGGAACCGGCGGAAACTGGCTGCTGCGACCTGCCCTGCTCTTGTCGGTTTACTACCTGCGAGTTTTACATGGACCTTGGCCCGTTTCTCCGGCAGTCAACACTTGACAGCCTTGCCATTACTTCATTTACAGTTGACGACGTGCAGTATATCACTTCACCGGTAAGCCTTGGGCCGATTGAAATTGTGAACATTGCCGGCAGGCCGTACATAACAAACCTGTGGAAAACGCTTAATGCCCTGGGCGTCCCTTACTTCACTTTTTCCGAATCTTCACGCATTCACCCTGAGCGCGGCGCTCGATACTTCAAGTTGAAGCGCCCGGCCTGTCAAGGTTTTGTGATCGAGGTGAGTTTTGAGGGGGATGTGGTGTATCGCTATACTGATACGGTACAGGAAACGGCATGGTTTGGCGCTGTGTTCGGGGATTTTGGCTACGGCAGCCTTTACCACGGGGAGCCGATTGATTGTTTTACAACTGTTGAATACTAATGAGCCGCTGCGCAAATACTAACACATTTTCAATCATGGCCCGTGCATTCCGCGAAACCCCGGATAACGGCTACAACCTTGCGCCAAATCACATTTTTGTTTTCGGCTCAAACCTTTTGGGCCGGCACGGAAACGGAGAGGCGAAAAAGGCCCTGCGCTTCGGCGCAAGGTGGGGTGTCGGTATCGGCATGAAGGGCAAAACGTATGCGCTGCCGATCCGGGGCCTGTCCCTTGAACGTCTTTCACTGAATACCATATCGGAGCACGTTGCAAACTTTGGCGCGTTTGCAGAAAAATACGACGACCTTGTTTTTCTGGTCAGCGAAATCGGATGCGGCCCGGATGAATACACGCCGGAGGAAATAGCCCCGCTTTTTACAGCTTGCGCCACGCTGCCGAACGTGTTTCTTCCGGCAAGGTTTTGGAAGGTAATATTTGAAGAAAAATGAGCACAGTATTAGACGCATACGACACCTGGCAGCGCTTCCGGATGCTGCACCCGCTTTCACGGGAGCCGTTTGTGGACACGCCCGAAAACAGGCGGCGTTGGCTGTATCATATTGATATTGCCGACTCAATGGCACGGCTTGATGCGATTCGAACCGCCGACTCGCTTTCCCCAAAAATTAAAAGCCGATCCGTTTCCGAGTTTCATGAGATGCCGGCTTATACGCGACACATATACGGCTGCATTGCTGATTGTTTCCCAGGCATTCAGGTTTATGCTGTTGGCTCCCGCGTAAATGGCGACTACGTTGACGCCGATAGCCCGGCAGAAATTCGAATGGCAAGACGCGAAGCCGGAAAGGCTGAAAAACACGAATCCGATTTTGATTTTTGGATAGCGGAACGGGTCAGCCCTGTCGGCTACCTGCCTCTGCTATCCGACCGGCTTTTTTACCTACCGCCGGGAGAAAAGAAAATACCTGTACCAATGTGGGACTTCAGTAAATTACCGGAATCAGAACACGCCCTGGCTATTGAGGCCACGCAAAACGCCCGCGTAGGAGCGCTTATTCTACTGCATGATCAGTACCGGTTAAGCCCCTACTCTTATTGCGGTTGCGGCGATGAGAAGGCCGTGCTGGCCCACTTTCAAAAGGCTATTCAGGATGGAAAAATCAAAAAATGAAAAATCAGATATTGAACGCTTTCGGCGTATGGCGGTTGTATTAGCTAACCATACCGGCGTAAGTCAGGCGTCAGATTATTTTGCACTGCCGGCGGGAGTTCGCAGGCATTACGAAGTAATGACCTACACGGAACTGATACGCCCTTTGGTTTACCGCGACCGAATGGAGCGGAATAGAAGCTGGCAGCAGATAGCTTTGTATTATAAAATTTCCGTCAAAGCCGCCCGAACAATAATGTCAAATACGTCCCGCGCTCCGCTGTGCTGTCAGGAGCCGGGGTAAGAACCTGTATTCATAATTGATGCCCGTTTTGGCTTTGGTCAAGGCGGGTATTTTTTTTAAAAATATTTTAGTTAGTGTATTGCGGTATTCAATTATTGCGCGTATCTTTACACTATCAAACAGCAATAAAACAAATTTAGATTATGACACGCGACAATTGGAAACACATTATAGCCTGTATAAATAAGGCGGCACAGCACAATGAGTTTTTTGAAGTGCCTAAGGAAATGTTTGACCACTTCCTTCAATCTATGCCGCCAATGGTAATGAAAAAAAATGCCTTTTTGGCCGGTGAGCCAGTCCGCCACAACGACCAAGACCAACCGGTTTTTTACTCCTTTTTTCATTCAAAAGGCCAGTTTTTTGGAAGCCTCCAAACACTTGAACAATTCAATCAAAAATTCAATTAAACGCCATGCTACTTGAACGCCACTACGAACTTTGCCGCCGCGCACACATGGGCACTTCTTTTGTGCCGGAAGTACGCGCAAAAGATTATGTCCGGCAGTATTCTGAACAACTTGCCGAGGACCTGGAACGCGTAAAATCCTTGGGCGGCGATCCGGCCGACTACCAGCGCCGCTACGAACATCACTTCACGGCCTGGATGAGCGCAAAGTCTTGCTGCCTTTCCGTCATGATAACAGGCCCGTCCGGTTTTCCAACGCGCCGCGCGGAAAAAGCCAACCAATCAGAACACAAGCGGATGCAGGAATTTTACCAGTTCCGCGAAAAGTATTTCGCCCGGCTTGAACGCCAGCAGCGCCGCGAAGCCCGTGCGGCAATTGATCCGGTTGAAGAAATGCGCGGGAAAATTGAGAAAGCGGAACGGGAACAAAACGCCATGAAGGCGGCAAACAAAATTGTGAAAAATCGCAAATTATCAGACGCCGAAAAAATCGCTCAACTGGCCGCGCTGCTGAATTGGTCCGAGGCAGAGGCAGCGAAAGTGTTACAGCCGGATTTTTGCGGGCGCGTTGGCTTTCCGGATTACCAGCTGACAAACAACCTGGCCAACATCAAAAGAATGTACCAACGGCTCGCCGAACTGGAACAGAAGGCCCAAGCCACCACGAAAGAAACCGCCCGGCCCGATGGCGTCCGCATCGTCGAAAACACCGAAGCCGACCGCCTGCAAATCTTTTTCCCCGGCAAGCCGGAACCGGAAATGATTGAGGCGTTAAAGCGCCGCGCCTTCAAGTGGTCGCCCTCAAATGGCTGCTGGCAGCGACAGTTTACGGCCAATGCCATTGCGGCCATGCGTGAAATCCTGCCGGCCTGAATAACT